GGGCGAAGCCAACGGCCGCCGCGTCTTCGCGATGGAGATCAGCCCAGCCTACATCGATGTCGCCGTGGAGCGCTGGCAGGCCGAGACCGGCCGCGACGCGATCCTCGACGGCGACGGCCGGACCTTCGCGCAGGTCAGAACCGAGCGGCTGGGCGACGACACCGATACGCCGGACACGGACGCCGAACCCGAACCCGCGCGAAAGCGCAAGACCGCCGCGTGACATGCATGACCTGGCTCTACCTTCCTCCGGAGACGCTTCCGGAGCCGGAGACGCATGCCTGTTCGGCCTCTCCCTCTGCTCCGGCGCGGGCGGGCTCGATCTCGGGCTCGCCATCGCCATCCCCGGATATCGTGCTGTGGGCCATGTCGAACGGGAAACCTACGCCGCAGCCACTCTCGTGGCGCGGATGGAAGACGCGTCCATGGATCAGGCTGTTGTCTGGGACGACGTTGCCACCTTCGACGGCCGCCCGTGGCGCGGCGCGGTGGACATCGTCAATGCGGGCTATCCGTGCCAGCCGTTCTCGGTTGCAGGCAAACGCCGGGGCGCTGACGACCCGCGCCACCTCTGGCCGCATGTCGCCCGCATCATCGCCGAGGTCGAGCCGCCCTTCGTGTTCCTCGAGAATGTCGCCCATCATCTCCGCCTCGGCTTCCCCGAAGTCGCCAGCGGACTGGTCGGCATGGGCTACCGCCTTGCGGCAGGCCTCTTCACGGCGGCGGAAGTCGGTGCGCCCCACAAGCGTGAGCGGCTCTTCATCCTCGCGATCCGCGAGGCGGACGAGCTGGCCGACCCCGCGCGCCTGCTCTGGCACCCGGTCGAGCGGCGGGAACCGGACGGAACTGCTGCGGCTCTGGCCGACGCCGAGGGCCAGCGCCAACGAGAACCGGCAAACCAAACCGACGCCATCGCAGGCAGCGGGCCAGCATGGAATGAACCTCGCGACGACCGCCGCGATGTGGCCGACCCCGCAGACCGACAGTTTCCGCAGCCGGGGCGGCGAACGGCGCGACGAGAAGGGTCTGGACCGCATGGCCCGGGACTGGCCGACGCCGATGGCGAACGACGGCTGCAAGCCGAGTGCGGGCAATCGGCGGACGGCCGATCTGACCCATGCGGCCGGGATGTGGATGACGCCGACAGCGCGGGATCACAAGGACGGGGCGACGAGCCTTGCCAACACGCCGGTGAACGGCCTGCTTGGCCGCCAGGTCCTGGTGACGTCGATGGCTGGGAGCGATACCTGCGAGCCGCGCCGGACCTTGAACCCGCTGTTCGTCGAGGCGCTGATGGGCTGGCCCACCGGGTGGACCGGCTTCGCCTCTGTGGCAACGGCGTGGTCCCCTTGGTTGCGGCGCATGCGCTGCGAACTCTGGCGGCTGAATTGCTGGCCGATGGATGAGGCAGCGACATGAAGCAATCCCGCCTCATGTCGCTGGTCGAATCCGTGGCCAACGTGATCGTCGGCTACGGCGTCGCGGTCGTGACGCAGATCCTGATCTTTCCGATCTTCGGGCTGCACACGACGCTGGCGCAGAACCTGAAGATGGGCGCGGTGTTCACCGTGGTGAGCATAGCGCGGTCCTACGTCCTGCGGCGCCTGTTCGAGGCGATCCGGATGCGGAGCGCCAAATGATCGACCGCCGCCCCTGTGGGACGGCGGCCATCAACTTGTCGGGGTCCGGTGCGTCAGGCGGCGGGGAGCTTGTACACGCGCCCCCGGTTTTCGACCTTCTCCGAGGTCACTTCGAGCCCGAGTTTCTTCTTCAGCGCCCCGGCCATCGCGCCGCGCACCGTGTGCGACTGCCAGCCCGTCGCGGCCATGATCTCCTCGATGGTCGCGCCGTCCGGTGCACGCAGCATGGCAATCAGGGTGGCCTGCTTGGTGTCCTCGCGCGGCGTACGCGTCTTGGGCGCAGCCTTCGGTTCGGTGGGGGTGTCCGGCGCGGGCTCCCCGGTCGGCGCATCCGTCGAGCCCGCAGGCGCGGTGCTCGCGTCGTCGGGCTCGATGCCGATGGCGGCGAGGCCTGCGTCGGTAGCGACCAGCGTGACGCCGTGGCCATCTCCGGTCTCGCGCCACATGGGCTCGCCCTTGCGCATGTCCGCGTCGACCTCCTGCAGGAACCCCTTCGAGAGCATCGCGCCGACCACCTTGGCGGCGGCCCCGCCGCGCAGGCTCTCGGGCAGCGGCAGGGCGATATGCTCGGGCCGCTGTGCGGCGGCACTCAGGATCAGGGCTTGGGTGTCGGAAAGCTTGGTCATTGTCGTCTCCCGTATCGGGGCGCGCGGAATGCGGGCCCTTCTACGAGGTCGAGCCCGCCAGTCGGCGGGCGGGACCGGGAGCGGGTCGTCTTACTCGGCGTGTTCGCCTTCGCTGAACGCCACGTCGGTGATCTCGCGCAGCTTGGCGCGATAGTGGTTCAGGGTGCCGACATGGCCCCAGTTGATCTCGTCCGGGTTGGTCTCGAAATGGTCAGCGCTGAGGGCGGCGAGCCGCTCCAGCATCGCGTCGATCTCGAACTTGGCGGCGATGAAGGCGTCGAGGGCTTTCGTGTTGTCCTGTGCGCGGCGGGTCATAGTGGTGGCTCCATGGTGAGTTGCATCGTCCTTGTGGGATGGACGTTCGCTCCGGTGGCGCCGCTCATCAACTCGATAAGCACATGAATCTGAATGATAATCGGAGCCGTCGATGCAGGGCATGAGCGAGCGCCAGTACGCCGCGCATGTCGGGCTGTCGCGGGGCGCGATCCAGAAGGCGAAGACGGCCGAGCGCCTGGTCCTCTATCCCGACGGCAGCATCAACGCGGCCGCCAGCGACGACCGGCGTGCCGAGACGACGGACCCCTCGAAGACGAGAAAGCCGCCCGCGCCAAAGCTGAAGCCTGTCCCTGAGGCGGCGGTGACCGCTGTCGGCGACACGCTGCGCGAACAGGGTCTGGCGGTCCCGGCCGTCGGCGGCGGCACGACCTTCCTGCAGGCGAAGACCGCGAACGAGGTGCTGAAGGCGCAGGAGCGGCGCATCCGGCTCTCGAGGCTGAAGGGGGAATTGATCGAGCGGGCCCGGGCGCTGGCGCTGGTGTTCCGCCTGGCGCGGGAGGAACGGGACGCATGGGTGACCTGGCCCGCGCGTGCGGCGGCGCTGATGGCGGCCGAGCTCTCGGCCTCGTGCAGCGACGCGACGGGCCAGCAGATCACCGTGGAGCCAGCCGCGATACAGAAGGTTCTGGAGAAACATGTACGCGCCCACCTCGACGAACTCGCCGAGGTCCGGCCCGACTTCCGGTGATGATGACGCACTGACGGAGTTCGACGGCGCGGGCGAGATCCTGCGCGCCTGGGGCAACGGGCTGCGGCCCGACCCGGACCTGACCGTCTCGGAATGGGCGGACCGGCACCGGATGCTCTCGGGCCGCGCCTCGGCCGAGCCCGGGCGCTATCGCACCGTGCGCACACCCTACATGCGCGAGATCATGGACCGTCTGTCGCCCGGCGATCCCACGCAGCGGATCGTGTTCATGAAGGCGGCGCAGGTCGGCGCGACCGAGGCGGGCAACAACTGGATCGGGTTCGCCATCCACCAGGCGCCGGGTCCGATGCTGGCCGTCCAGCCCACGGTGGAACTGGCGAAACGCAACTCGCGCCAGCGCATCGACCCGCTGATCGACGAGAGCCCCGAGCTGCGGGAGCGGGTGAAGCCCGCGCGCTCGCGCGACGCGGGCAACACCATGCTATCGAAGGAGTTCGCGGGCGGCATCCTGATCATGACCGGGGCGAACTCGGCGGTCGGGCTGCGCTCCACGCCCGCGCGGTACATCTTCCTCGACGAGGTCGACGCCTATCCGGCGTCCGCCGACGAGGAAGGCGACCCGGTCACGCTGGCCGAAGCCCGGTCGCTGACCTTCGCCCATCGGCGCAAGGTGCTGCTGGTCTCGACGCCGACCATCCGTGGGCTGAGCCGGATCGAGCGCGAATACGAGGCGAGTGACCAGCGCCGGTTCTTCGTGCCGTGCCCGCATTGCGGAGTGATGCAGTGGCTGAAGTTCGACCGGCTGCGCTGGCAGAAGGGCCGCCCGGAGACGGCCGAGTATCACTGCGAGGGCTGCGAACAGGCAATCGCGGAGCACCACAAGACGGCGATGCTGGAGGGCGGCGCATGGCGGGCGACCGCGACGGCCGCGGATCCGAGCACGGTCGGGTATCACCTCTCGGCGCTTTACTCGCCGATCGGTTGGTTGAGCTGGGAGCGGATCGTGCGAGCATGGGACGCGGCCCAAGGGTCGGACGAAGCGATCAAGGCGTTTCGGAACACCATCCTCGGTGAGACATGGGTCGAGACCGGGGAAGCGCCCGACTGGCAGCGGCTCTACGACCGGCGCGAGCGCTGGACATCCGGGACCGTGCCTGCGGGCGGGCTGTTCCTGACCGCCGGTGCCGACGTGCAGAAGGACCGGATTGAGGTCGATGTCTGGGCCTGGGGTCGCGGACTTGAGTCGTGGCTCGTCGATCACGTTGTCATAGAGGGCGGGCCCGACCGGCATGACGCCTGGTCGGAGCTGACCGCGCTGCTCGATCGGTCCTGGCCGCACGAGCGGGGGGCGCATCTGCGGATCGCGCGGCTCGCCATCGACACCGGCTACGAGGCCCCGGCGGTCTATTCCTGGTCGCGGGCGCAGGGGTTTGGGCAGGTGTCGCCGGTGAAGGGCGTCGAGGGGTTCAACCGCTCGAGCCCGGTGTCGGGCCCAACCTTCGTCGACGCGACCGAGGGCGGCAAACGCCTGCGGCGCGGGGCCCGGCTCTGGACCGTGGCGGTCTCGACCTTCAAGGCCGAGACCTACCGCTTCCTGCGGCTGGCGCGCCCGACCGACGAGGAGATGGCCGACGGGGCGGCATTCCCGCCCGGTTCGGTGCACCTGCCACACTGGGTCGAGAACGAATGGCTGAAGCAGTTCGTGGCAGAGCAGCTGGTGACGGTGCGCACCAAGCGCGGCTTCGCCCGGCTGGAATGGCAGAAGCTGCGCGAGCGCAACGAGGCGCTGGACTGCCGGGTCTATGCCCGCGCCGCCGCCTGGATCGCGGGCGCGGACCGCTGGCCCGACGAGAAATGGCGCGACCTCGAGGATCAGCTCGGGGTCGTCGACGCCTCTGCGGATCCCGCGGGGCAGATCAACAGGCAAACGCAGACGTCGCAGGGCAAACGCCGATCCGACTGGCTCGGACGGCGCGGAGGGTGGTTTTGAACATGACGGATTGGACGGAAACCGAACTTTCTGCGCTGCGCCGCGCCTATGCCAGCGGCACGACCCGCGTCAGCTATGACGGCAAGTCGGTGGATTACGGCTCGGCCGAAGACCTGCTGGTTCGCATCCGGACCATCGAGCGCGCCATTGCGGGCACCACACGGCCGTTGCCGGTCGCCGGGTTCGCGGGCTTCTCGCGCGGGGATCGCTGATGTCAGCAAACTGGTTCGACCACGCCATCGCCACGGTGGCGCCACGCATGGCGGCCCGCCGCATCATGGCGCGTCAGGCTTTCGAGACCCTGACGCGGGGGTATGACGGCGCCGCACGCGGACGGCGCACGGAGGGCTGGCGCGCGCCGGGATCCTCGGCCGACACCGAGATCGGCGTCGCCGGGGCACTGCTGCGCGACCGGATGCGAGACCTGGTGCGCAACAACCCGCATGCGGCCAAGGCCGTGGCGGTGCTGGTCAACAACATCATCGGCGCGGGCATCATGCCCCGCGCCGCGAGCGGCGACGACGGGCTCGACCGGAAGGTCGACGCGCTCTTCGAACGCTGGACGGCGGACTGCGACGCCGATGGCCAGCTCGACTTCTACGGCCTGCAGACGCTGATCTGCCGCGAGATGGTCGAGGCGGGCGAGGTGCTGGTGCGCCGCCGCCTGCGGCGTGCGAGCGACGGTCTGCCGGTGCCGCTGCAATTGCAGGTGCTCGAGGCCGACTTCCTCGACGCGACGAAATCCGGCGCCATTGGCGCAGACCGCCTCGTGCAGGGGATCGAGTTCGACCCCGTCGGCAAGCGCCGGGCCTACTGGCTCCATGCCGAGCACCCCGGTGATGCCTATGGCGCCTTGCAGAACGGGTTGCAGAGCCGCCCGGTCCCCGCGACCGAGATCGCCCATGTATACGAGAAGCAGCGCACACAGGCCCGCGGCGTTCCCTGGGGCGCGCCGGTGATCCGATCCTTGCGCGATCTCGACGACTACGAGGTCGCCGAACTGGTCCGCAAGAAGACCGAGGCCTGCGTCACCGCCATCGTCTTCGGCGACGACGAGTCTCAGCAGGGCATCGCGCCCGCCGTGGTCGATGCCGACGGCAACCGCGTCGAGCAGTTCGAGCCGGGGCTGATTGCCTATGCGCGCGGCGGCAAGGACATCCGCTTCAACCAGCCATCCGCCACCGGCGGCTATGGCGAATACAAGCGCGCGAGCCTGCACACGATCTCGGCCGGGTTCCGCGTGCCCTACGAGTTGCTGACCGGGGACCTTTCCCAGGTCAACTATTCCTCGATCCGGGCGGGGCTCGTGGAGTTCCGCCGGCAGATCGACGCCGTGCAGTGGCAGCTCTTCATCCCGATGTTCTGCGCGCCGGTCTGGCGCTGGTTCACGGAAGCCGCATGGGCGGCGGGGCAGATCCCGTCGCCAATCGTGCCTGTCGAATGGTCGCCGCCGAAGTTCGAGGCGGTCGATCCGCAGAAGGACGCGATGGCGAACCTGCTGTCGATCCGCTCGGGCACCATGACGCTGGCCGAGGTGATCGCGAAACAGGGCCGCAACCCGGACGCGGTGCTGGCCGAGATCGCCGCGACCAACGCCAAGCTCGACGCGCTGGGGTTGGTGCTCGACAGCGACCCGCGCCGCGTCACCAAGACCGGCAGCGCGCAGACCAGCGATCCGGCGAACGATACCGCCGCCGACGACCCCTCCGCCGACGCGGAAACCGCACCGGCACAGGCCGACCAACAGGACTGACCTTCATGGACACGATGATCGAACTGCCGGCCATGCGCCGGTCGGCGGAGCTTGCGCCGAACACGGCCGATGCCGACACCCGCACCGTCGAGGTGGTCTGGTCGGCAGGCGCCCGCGTCCGCCGCGCAACCTTCTTCGGCGAGCCCTATGACGAGGAACTGAGCCTCGACCCCGCCCATGTCCGCCTCGACCGGCTGAACGCGGGCGCACCGTTCCTGAAGGTGCATGAGCTCGACACGCTCGACGCGGTGATCGGTTCGGTCGTGCCGGGCTCGGCGCGGATCGAGAACGGGCGCGGGATCGCGCTGGTCCGGATCAGCGAACGCGCCGATGTCGAGCCGATCTGGCGCGACATCCAGGCCGGGCACATCCGGGCGGTCTCGATCGGCTACCAGGTGCACCGCTTCGATGTCTCGAAGCCCGAGGCCGCCCGCGAACTCTGGCGGGCGGTGGACTGGACACCGTTTGAGGTCTCCGCCGTCGCGGTCGGCGCCGACCCCGCCGCCGGCTTCCGCGCCCAGCACCCCCTTCACGACTGCGTCCTCCACCGCCGGGACGCCCCTTCCACCACGAAAGGACCGATCCCGATGACGGACAAGACCGAAACCCCGGCAAGCGACGCCGCAACCCCCGCCACCACCCAGCCGACCGAGCCGGTCGAAACCGAGGACACCCCCATGACCGAGCCGAAAGCGGCTGCGCCCGACCCGAAGGTCGCC